TCTTCTTAGTAAAGTCAGCCATTTGTTCCAGACTTACATATTCATCGACCTCAACAGGCCATAATAATTTTGCTTCTTCACACATCAAAGGAAGAGAAGGAATTACATAATCCTCTGCGGCGACCAGGTCATATCCTGCGGATTGACTGGTTTTACGGACCGGCATAGCTAAGTCCGCGTCCGCATACTTAGAAACTTTTTCAAAATGTGCCATGATGATTAACCCCTTTCATAAGTGACGGTATAAACATCCTCGGGGTCTTTCTCATTAGTGAAAATCTTAGTAGCAGTAACTACTTGATATTCTTCAATAACTTCACCCTTAGCCTTAATTTGCTTAGTCTTATAACTAAAAGCAGTTAGGTCAAAAGTGGGATCATCTAGTAATTGTTCATGAAGAGCCTCAACATCGGCAATGGTGGGAACTCTATAAGTATCAACAGCTTTTAATAAATATTTCATCTTATTACCTCTACAACAATATTATTTCGACTATAATTCATTTTTGAGTAAGCAAGAATATCTTCGGAAACAGCATTACCGAAAACACTATTGCCACTCAAATATACATGATCAATTTTCTTTTCATTACTGATTGTACTGATTACCTCTGGAAGTCCTTCCATGGTGGTAATTGCTACGCACTCTTTATCTCCAGTATCTGTATCAACGATATAGACTCTCTGGTGCAAATCGAACATATGTAATTCACAATAAATTCTTTTCATTTCATTCACCTACCTGAACTAAGCCACTATCATAAGGGAACAGATATAGACAGGTTGGGCCGTCATCTGTTTCCACCCAAATCTCCACGGCAGTGCCAGGTTCGTCGGGGTCAATGGCTTTAATTTTTCCCACATTTCGCAGACAATCAAGAACCTCTTGTGCGAAATACTGAGGCTCAATTAGTTTGAATACAGTAAAATAAGAAATCTCTTTACCGTAAAGCATATAGTATTTATTACGATACATTTCATGTAATGCTTCAATGGTTTGGATTGCCTTATTTAAATCAGCCAACTCAGGAAGCTGGGCGATAATTTGTTTATTCAAATCATATAGACCTAAATTCAAGCCTGCGCCATCAGTTCTCATTGTAACCCAATGACCGTCATGATATACGCGAATTTCACCTGAAATGGAATCTTGAATTACTTCTCCTTCCATTGGTTCAAAATTGACTTGTGAAAGGTCCATTTTCTTGACAGTGAGTTTACTTCCCATATCAAGACCTCCTTTTACTCTTTATACTAAATTATATCAATTTTTTTTATGTAAGTCAATTATACGCTGGTTGCGAGAGCCTCTCATTTCTAGAGTCAAATCTCGCTCTGCTTCAATATATGGACCGTCGATTAGGACGTCCGCTAATTCCAGACATGATTTGACATGAGGGTCGCCAGACCGCAATAATTCTTCATAAGTGTAGCCGCTCCAAATATATATCTTCACTTCTGGAAGCTTATGTCTTACCTCTTGGAGAATCAAATTTACCAGAAAAGCATTTGCTTCACACAAAGGTTCACCGCCCATAATACATAAATTACGCTTGATTCCTTGTGCGGTTAGTCCTTCTAAAATCTTATGTAAAGTATTATTTGTAAACTCCTTACCTCCATCAAAGGCCCAGGTGCCAGGATTATGACACCCAGGACAATGATGAGGACAGCCTTGTGTAAAAAAGCTTACACATAAACCTGGAGCAGCGGTGATATCATTTAGTATCAATCCACTGTATCTCATAGTTATCTCTCTTTCTTATAGCGTAGCTAAGTTGTAGTTAGCAACAGTTAGGAAAATTGAGAATGCTTGACGCGGTGTTCAACCTCTGCTTGTTTTCCGTTGTTGAAATGGCGATAGTCAGTAGTCAAATAACCAGTTACACGACGAAGCTGTTGAATATTCTGGCTTCCGCACTCGGGACAAGCATCATTGAACTCGCCTTGATAACCACAATCTAAGCAAGAGTCGATTGGGAAGTTGAAAGCTAAATAAGGGATATCTAGCTCTTTGAAAGCATAATCAATAATCTGCTCGATAGCCTTAGTATTCTTTACGAAAGTAGAATCCAATTCTACATAAGTGATACAACCACCAGTAGGATACTTACAGAAAGGAGCTTCAATAGCTAACTTCTCAAAGATACCAACTTCCTGCCAAACAGGAACATGGTGACTGTTAGTCAAGAACTCCTTATCAGTAACATTAGGAATGATTCCATATTGCTTACGTAAGCCCTTCAGCGCGGTATGGCATAGACCTTCCGCAGGAGTAGCATAACAAGAGAAATTCAAATCGTGACGCTCGGAAGCTTCCTTAGCGTATTCATTGATTCTCTTGACAACCTTCAAAGCGAAAGCATGAACTTCGGAGTCTTCTGCGTGATTCTTACCAAACAGAGCCTGGCACATTTCAGCAATACCGATATAACCCATAGCTAAAGTGCCGTGCTTCAATGCTTCATAGTTAGACATTTTGCACTTCTGAGCATCCTTCATAGTACCATTTTGATACATAAATGGAGCGGCCTCAGGTGGCTGATTAACCATAATATCAAAGCGCTCTAATAAACCTTGTTCACATAGCATCAATAAATCCTCAAACGCAGACCAGAAGCCGTCTAAGTCTGGGGTCTCACGCTCACCAAGGCAGATACCATATTCGATACCGAGCTTTGGCAAAATCATAGTATTAGGAACAAGGTTACCACGTCCGACGCGATTATAAGATTTGCTGTGTCTGTCATAACCCAACATTGTGCGGCAACCCATTGTTGCGAAATATGTGTCAATATTATTTGGGTCTTCATGTGCTTCGGAATAATCACAATTGACAAAGTTGGGATAAATGCGCTTACTTAAAGATTCGATAGCCAACTGCTTCAAATCATAGTTAGGATCTTCGGGATTAGCATTACAACCCTGCTTATATTGGAAAATACTAATTGGGAAAATAGGAGTTAGATGATGCTTACCAATACCAGACAAGGAAGCCTCTAACATCTTGCGAGATACGAAACGACCTTCAACAGATTCGTCTCTACCAAAATTAATAGAAGTGAAAGGAACCTGAGAACCTGCGCGAGACTCTAATGTATTCAAGTTGTGATACATAGCTTCGGCAGCCTGGGTGCCTTCGCGCTCAACCTGGCGGACCGCAAACTTATGTGCAGGATCATCTGCATATGCGGGATTACCCATATCCAAATCGGGGAACTTGGCATGAATAACTAATTCAGCATCCTCTTCACTCATCTCTTGGACGTCAGTATAATACTGCATTAGCTTCTTCTTATAACTCTTCTTTACGAAAGGAGCCAAGTCATAATCCAAGTGAACAGTACCAACACCACCGAACTGAACTTGAGACTGGCACTGGTCAATAACAGCAGTTTGTTGACAAGCACTACTGAAATTAGAAGGTGGTCTTACATCACCATTACGGGTTATAAAGCCATCGGTAAATAGCTTCTTCATATCAACGAACAAGCAGTTATGCTGGCCGATATTAGTCTTTTCCATATCATGTTGATATAACAACATATTCTTGTGAGCATTTGAGACTTCTGGAGACAAAGTATAATCGAGGGCAATAATCTTCTGAATATCTGCGGAAGCCTCTTTCTCTCTACCAGAGAAGCTCTTTTCGTCAACATTAGCATTAGCATTTTCTACTGCAGTAGCTTCAATGCGCTTCATTACTGCTTTGACTAACTTGCTGCGACGAGTGCGCTCTTTACTACGCTGGTCGCGATATAGGATATATTCTTTTGCTACTTCTGGATACTCGCTCTTCATCAAGTATCCTTCAACTAAATCTTGGATTTGCTCAACGCTCATATCAACATTGCGCTGACCAATTAAATCGGCAATCTCTTCGGCAGTTTCAGTCTCATAGACTGCGCCGTAAGTGCTAATCATAGCTTTGTTGATAGCTTGAACAATCTTATCGGGATTGAATAGAACTCTTGTTCCATCTCGTTTAATTACATACATATATATTACCTCCAATTAAAAACCCTACATCTTGTGTAGAGGGCAAAATTTCTCTACTAAATATGGGTTTATGGATTGATCACTTAATCAATCTCGTCCTTGGGCGAATGTGGTCTCGGTCTGGTACACAATCTCTTCAGGGCCAGTCCAACCGTCCAATTCAGTGGCGTTTCTAATTTCAAAAAATGGGAAATCAATCTCGCCAAAATCAGAATAGTCAGCTAAGAAGCGACGACAAACTTCCTTGACGTCAGGATCTTCTTCTCGATTCAACTGACGCATTAGACGCAACTTATCGGGCGTCCGCAAACGAATAGCTAGAACTTCACAATCCCCACGAGCCAAGAGATCATGGATGCCTTGAGGATTGAAAACTCCAACATTGATATTATCTTCAACCACAGACTCGGTACTTGTGCCGTAATACCAATTATTGAACATTACACATTCAAGCATTTGGTCATTGTTAATTTTTTCTTTGAACTCATCCATTGTGTGATAAAAATAATTCACACCATGCTGTTCACCCTGTCTCATAGGACGAGTAGTACAGCTAATAATTTTATGCCAGTCAGGTCTCATAGCGAGGACCTTATTCAACATAAAGTCCTTGCCGGAGCCTGCCTCGCCAAACAAAGCAACGATTTTATACATTTTATTCATCCTCGAACTCATATTCAATACTGCCATTTTTAGTAGTGCTTGTTGTAGTCGTTCCGCAATTCAAACACTCATAGCAGTGCTGTGCAGGATAAGTACAGAGTGTATGAGTGCAACGCATGGGCTTACCGCACTCTTCACAGACAATCTGCACAACATACATAGCTTTTACTTTTCTTTTTTGGATCATTTATTCGTCTCCTTGATAACGAGCATCTAATAGTTTCAAATCACCATTAGGATAAATTTTATCAATTTTATATAACTGGTGTCCACCAGTTGAAGCATACTTCTTAGAAATGAAATCATCACCAGAACGAATACCAGTTACCACAATCATATTACCTCGATTGAACCAGGACTTTTCCATGATCTTCTTAGTTCCATCGGGTTGACGAGCAGAAATCTGCTTATCAAATAATGTGAAATATTCTTTTCTAAATTTCACATTTACAACACCTGTGTTAGTCAAAATAGTAACTGTACTCTTAGTTTTATTCTTCGCGATACAAGTTCCGCAAATACGATTCAAGTGAAAGATATGGATTTCTTTGTCACCCTTTTTAAAAGTCTTTTCAATTACGGGGTCTTCTGGCAAAGCAAAGAAATCAACAAAGCCATACTTGTCATTATTTACATGAGCCAATTCGTGCTCATGATAATAGAAGCACAATACTTCCATCTCCCATGCGGAGATACTGCCCTGGGCATATTTCTCCCAGTCTTCCATGAAGATTTTTGTATTCAATGCTTCAAGGATTTCTTCCTTATCAGTAGCAATCCAATTTCTGAAAATGTTCATATACTTCTGATATACATTATCCCAAGTCTTGACTTTGATAAACCAAGCGAGATTATCGCTTTCCATCAAGTCTTCACATTCAATTTCATGTAAGAATGAAATTGCTCGTGGATCAAGACTATACATATCTTTGTAAGCACATTCATCAGCCTTTGTAATTGCTTTTAGATAACGATTGAACTCATAAACTCTACGAGCCATAATTTGCTCTTCTGTGGATTCAGGTAATAAACCATGCTTGATAAGACCACCCATATTCTGTAAAGTCAAACGGCTCTTCTTATCACAAGTCTCCCACAGATACCATGCCATTACGAAACGACGATCTTCCATATCATCAAAGGCACCGCCCTTGATTAGAGAAATCATTGCTTGCTTACCGGGCTTTACTTTCTGTAAGAAATCCTTGGGAGAAGCATATGGTCTATTTGCGATGATTGCGGCGATAACATCATCGCCGACATTTAGCATACCTTTCAAACCAAACAGAATACGATTATTTTCCACGTCGGGAGCAAATCCAAATTGAGATTTATTGATATCAACCAGACTCACCTTGATGCCAGCCGCACGAATATCTCCAATTGCCTTAGCAATCTTACCATAGTCAGTGCTTGCGGTCTTACGAATCTTACCAGACCGATCGGGCAGATCCTGGAAAGTCACGCCTTCGCTTAGGTCTTGTCCTTCTGGCTCATAAATATCAACAATCTCTTCTTCACTATTATCTTCCAAAGAACCACTATTGACAATCAGACAAGCTGTATTCCAGTAGATGGGATTGAAATTCATGGCAAGATAAATAGATTGCATACCAACGAATGAATAAGGTAATGAGTGATTCAAGCTAAATGCGTATCCTAACTGAGGGGCAACCGCATTTTCCCAGAAGTAATTCGCAGAATTGACATGGTCAAATCTACTATATACATCCTCGCGCAACTGCGGAATCTTACTCATTTGCTTTTTACCGACAATCTTTCTTGCGGTATTTGCTTCACCTAATGTGAAGCCAGCGACATCCATCAACAGTTCCATCATTTGCTCCTGGATTGCACAACAACCCCAATATTGATCACAATGCTTATGCATCAACGCAATCATATTAGAATCAAGTCCTGCTTGAACCATTTCTCGATGAAACTCAGTCAAACCTTTCCGTTGAATACGGACGTATCTGTCCTGCTGAGACTCTTTGCCTTTTTCGCTCATCAGTCTCATCATGGCGTTTGCCGCAGTCATCTCCATAGGATTTTGAGGCTTCAACTTTTTCGCAATGGCTAGACCGACACCTGTGCTGAACTGAAACACGTCCAGAACATCACCGGCCGCAAGGTGATCCCAAATGCGCTGGTCAGTTGTATCCATTACTTCTGGATGGATATATTTATTATATAATTCACGCAAACTCAAATCTGGAATTACTTTATCTGCTACCAAAAGTTCAAAACATTTAATAATCTTATCAGAAATTTCAGTAACCAGGAAGTCGTACTTAGTATCACCTGCGGCCTCAGCTTTATGTAGGTCATAACAGGTAATCAAGTCACCACTAGGAGTTCTCATAAAAGCTGCTGTATCAAATGGATCATCACCATATAAGATAACACCAGATGCGTGAGAAGAACATTTATTTACAAGTCCATCAATGGACTTGATAATATTTAGCAAACCAGGATACTGATTTACTTCTCGAATGAAAGCAACAACAGGCTTTCTGTCTTTACTTTCATTACCATTAACAACATCATCAATAGACCACAAAAAACCACGTTCCTGTGGGATTAGAGATGACATATATTGGGCTTGGTCGACATCAATTCCATCAGGAAAATCTTCACTTCGGTATCCTCGGCAGGCGGTAAGGATGGCTGATTTAGTTCCTTCTGTGCCGAAGGTTCCAACTTGGATAAGTCCAAGTTCACCTCTTTCTTTCCGAATTCTTCGAAAGATTTCTGGTCGCTTTGAGGGAGCGAGGTCAATATCAATATCGGGCAACTCAGCTCTTTCTTTGTTAAGAAAGCGCCAATATGGTAACTTCCATCGTACTGGATCAAGTTGGGTGATACCCAAGAGATAGTTAGAGAGGAATCCAGTCGCTGAACCTCGTCCTGGACCAACGATACTGCCGCACTCCCAGAAGAGGTCAATATAGTGTTTGAATGTGTTGAAATAAGCGAAGAGACAATCTTCAAGCTTTCTTCCAATGTCGTCAATTACGTCTGCCTCCGTTTCAAGTCTATCCCAATATTCTCTCTTATCAATGAAGCCTTTTTCGTGCATACTCTTCAAGCATTCACCCAACCAATATCTCTCTTGATCATTACCCGCACAAATAATGCGATCTAAAGTGGGCCACTGATAAGAATCCCATTGAATATCTTCTGGCAATAAATCCCAAAGATTATCATAAAATGGAACTTGAACTTTAGGAATAATCTGCTTACGCTCCAAAGAGTAATCTTCAATTTTACTCTGAGCTTCTAAGGTCGCCGCAAAAATATCATCAATATCAACATCACTAAATGACTTTGACAATAATGTTCGACACTCTTCTGGACTCATTAAATATGCGAACTCATAGAAGTCATCAACTTCTCGTTCACCATCTTTTGAGTTCAAATAAGATTTATGGACAAATCTATCTTCTTTTGTCAAATAATGAGAGTCAGTACCAACAACCATATTGATACCATATGCTTTCGCAATTCTCATTAGTTTGCGGTTGACCTCACATTGTTGACTTGCGCTTGAGGGAGCGCACTCAATATAAAAATCATCACCAAACAAGCCTCGACAATAATCAATAAAATCGCAAATCTGGTCATAATAAACCTTTGCGTTTACCATATCATTTACTCGTTCAGCCTGCGACATATTCCAGGCGGCGGTAGATAATTCACCACCAAGACAAGCAGAGGTCGCAATTACATGGCCACGATATTTGCTAATGATTTTAGTCATTTCTTCTTTCGTGATTGGCACACGCTTCATACCTCTATCAGTATAAGCGTAATACCATGCAATAGAACTCAATTCACGAAGTGCCTTATGTCCGATGGCATCCTTCGCAACTAAAATAAAGTGATAATATTTTATACCACTTTCTCGTTTATCTACTAAATAAACCTCATTGCCTAAAGCGATTTTGAAGTCGGGATGGTTCTTTTTAACTTCCTTCGCATATTGATTTACTTCCATATGACCACTAATACATTCATGGTCAGTAATCGCAATGCCAGAAAGACCCAACTCAATCGCTTTGTCAATGAGGTCTTTTGGTCTATTGATACAATCGAGCAAGCGGATATTAGAATACATAGTATGATTGTGAATATTGAAGTAAGTTGTCATTCTATTATCCTCTTTCTTTTTACTTATTATACTATATTATATCAATTTTTTTTATGTAAGTCAATCTTTGGTGACAATCACCAATTTCTCTGCCGCACGAGTGGCCGCAGTGTATAACCAACGAGCATGATCAACGGGCTGGAAGGGGAACTTTTCTTCCAGAACCAAGACGTTATCCCATTCAGAACCCTGCGCTTTATGACAGGTAATGGCATATCCATAAGTAAATTCCTTTGGCACAACATCGCCAATACGATTTTTTAGCTTATTCAGCTTATACTTATCACGCCATTCAAGCTCGCTTTCGCCGCCCTTCATAATGCGAGGGTCCATATTGATATGACCATAATTCTCACCTAAGTCAGATTCAAATACACCAGTAAGGATATTGATCTTACCCTTCTCATAAGCGTAAAACGGGACATTGATATGACTATACTTGGGATCATGTAATGTTCCAATAGTGCCATTTACCAATGGGTCGCCGTTAGTCAAATTACCCCAGTCCCAGTAATTCCGCAGACAAATAACTTTATCTCCTTCTTCTGGCTCAGGTCCAAAACCTCGTTGCTGACGCATGAAATCATTCATACTGTGCCGTTGTAGATTAGTCGCAACAAGAACCTGGTCTGCCCAATCAAGCATTCCGGTATTGAGCGCGCTGGCTGGATAAATTTGAACTTGGTCATTCTTTATATATTCCAAAGGCTTCTGGTCTCGAATATCCATAGTCAAACGGATAATACCAGATTCAGTAGCCTGTCTCATAATTTCATCAAGGAAGATATGAGGATGGTCAAGCAAATGATTATCCTCGTCTTTCTCAATGGGTGGCAACTGGAACGGGTCGCCAAGACAAATTACATATACATTATGGGAGAATAATTTATCCATAATACTCTTGGGCGCCATGGACACCTCATCAACCACAACGACTGTATATTCCAAAGATTTCTTTGGGATTCTAGTAAATCCACCGCCTGGACGAGGCACGCTATCATAAAGCAGACGATGTAGAGTCATTGCGTTCTTATTGCCCTTCTTAGCTAGAACCTGGGCGGCCTTGCCTGTAAAAGTAGCAAAGCAAACTTTATTATGTTCTACATCTAATGCTTCAATGATAAATTTTACCAGAGTGCTCTTTCCTGTACCTGCCTTTAGGCGTAGCCAGCAATCACAGTGTACTTTTCATGTGCTCTGTGTCTGGCTACGGCAATTTTCAAACCTTCTTCTTGCTTTCTTGTAAGAATCACAGTTCTACTTCCTCTCTTTCTTCAATATTCAAATCTTCAATATTCCATAGATTATCATGTAGTTCTTTATGACAATTAGAACAAATTAAAATACATTTTTTACTTTCTTCTACTGCTTCTAATAAGTGAAAATGGTCATTGCTAATTGTAAAATCTTTTTTAGAGGGGTCAATGTGATGAAATTCTAATGCTTTTATACATCTATCATATCCACATCTTATACATTTTCCACCACGAGATTCTTTTATTTTAGCTAAAAACATTCCTCTCGTTAATTGAACTCCATTTGGCATACAGTTATAACAACAGGTTCTTTGATGAGCCGTAGAAGTTAAAGGATAAAATTCTTTTCCACAAATGGGACAAATTTTTGGTTTTCCTTTATAAGAAGTATCTTTTTGATTCTTTTCTTTATTGGCGTATTTTTCTCTGCGCGAAGCGTTTTGACATTCTATACTACAGTATTTTTTAGTAGAACGGATTGCCTCAAATTCATTTCCACACATAACACATTTATTTATCATATATTTTCTCCTTTTTTGAAATATTTCTTTCATTATATTTCAAAAATAAGACAAGTAAATTCGTCAGCTTTGTCCGGAGTTTTACACAACGAACTTACCTAACCAAAGTTGCACAAGCAACTTATCAATCATGCTCTCCTATTGCTTCATCTAAAATCTGAATAAAACGCATCATATCTCGTTCATGCCTACGTATGACAGCCTCATGTGCTTTTGGTTCAGAGAACCCTTTACACTTCATCAATTCAATTTTGTCGTGTTCAAAGGCTTTTGCCTGGTATTCCTTAAAACGGAATACCAGACTATCAAACATATAACCCTTTAAATGCTTATTATCACTAAAATGTACTTTTTCCATACTAATACCTTTTATTTTTATTATACCAAAATATTTCTTATAAATCAATAAGGAACATATTGTTGTCCAATTTAAGAAAATCTTCATCCCACTCAATTTGGGGAAAAATTTCTAAATCGCTTTTTTGTTTTGGGTTTTCGGCTGGCGCGTCTGGCACCGGTCGGATGGCGTCTTGGAGAGCAATTATATTGGCAATAGCATTGCTTATCGCTCTTTCAAGTTCATCGACTCTACATTCAAGCACTCGAAAAGAATCACTCAATGTAGTTGCAGTACTAGCCATATCACAAGTTAGCATATCAACTCTATCTTGGATTAGATCAACCATGTACTTTGCGCCATCAGCAGTTAATACTTGTAATGCCATATATCCTCCTTAGAAGTAATACTTCTGTTCACCAACAATTTCATAATCCTCAATAATAATTTGAGGAGAAACACTTCCGTTCCAGACATTGCGTTCACATTTGCCAACTACATTGATGGTGATACAACCCATCTCACTCTTCAACTTCTCATATTCTTCTTGAGAAGATTTGAATTTGATAAGACTTGTGCCATTTGGTAAAGTGATCTTCAAAGTAGGACTCTTATCGGGAGACATGAGCACAATATTACCGCTTGATACATTGATATGTTCAATAGCAACAAATGGTTCATCAACGCCTTGACCCCAAAGAGATTTCAAACCAGCAATCTCAATGATATCACTACCTCTGAAATCTGCTCCACTGAAAATGAAATCAACTTTATAACAAGGAGTAAAATCAAACTCAGCCAAAGCCTTATTTGAATACTCCACAAATTCAGAAAATACTTTATCGTAAATGCCAACGCCGAGCGCATTAGCATGGCCTTCCGCATACATTACCAGGCCACTATTTTGTAGGAACTGGCGCAAATTATCAAACTTAGATTTATCATAACCACGACCAGAGCCTTCCCAGCTTTGCTCCTGTAAAGTCATAATCTTCTTACCATTGGTATCAAATATGTCTTGCTCAGTAATTGTCTTATTCAGTAGTAAAACTGGACGCTGGTATTTAGCCATAAGTTGGTTGGCGATAAGACCGGTTAGATTGCGATCCGCAGAAAAAGAATCCAGCTTGATTGCCAGAATTTTATTCTTCAATAAATCTTTTTGCTTGATAATAGCTTCAATAGTCTCAAGCGCAGCATCTCTTGCCTTAGTCTGACGATTTTTGATATTCGTACAATTTCGGCACGCCTGCTCTACGCGAGTTTCTTGCTGACCCTTACAGCCTCTCTTGGTTGAAGGAATTAGCTCATATCCACGATAATCTAACATCGATTCAAACATCAATAACTTTTCCTCTTGGCTACCCATTCGGATAGTAGCATTGACATATGGAGCAACATAGAACGCAATACCAATAGGAGTGATACCGTCCTTTAGCGAATACTGTTGCTTATCAACCATGCCTTTGAAATAAGGATTTCTGATATTTTGTAAGCCACGATGAATTAAATGCTTGGTTTCAAAATCTCTCAAATCCATCATATCGGCAATCATGCCAAGAGCAACCAAATCAAGAAACTGATCGGCATAATCAACATTCATAAGTTCGTCAATATAAGAACAAAACTTATAAACCATGCCGACACCAGAAAGAGATTTAGTTGGATAATCACATAGCTGGTTATTGATAACGCAAGCATATTCGCTAACTTTTTCAGCTTCGTGGTGGTCAATAACCAGAACATCTACTCCACGCTCATGGAGCTTTTTATGTTCTTCATAATCATTTGAACTTGAGTCTGGCGCAATTACCAACTTTACATCAGCTGGAATTGTATTGAGAATAATACCATGTTCTTTACCATTATGGATGCGGTAATAAACATTATTCTGAACATATCCAGGAAATAGGCAGTTCAAATAATTGATTAGTGTTGCCGCTGAAGTGTAACCATCACAGTCGCTATCAATTTGGATTAGGATCTTGTGTCCTTGCGAGATGTGATAAATCAACAGCTTTACACCCTACGCGATATTCGCAATAAGGGAGGGTGCTAAAATGTCTTCATCAGTTGTATTTAGATAATGCTCAATTTTATCGGGTTCAATGCCACGATTTACGAGTACCTGTTCGACCGCAGATAAAACATCCTTGTGCGGGATGCGAGGTACTATTAGTTGATATTCCAAAAGAAATCAACCTCCTTTCATAATCCTTACCACTCCTTAGGATAAAAAAATTCGTAGTGACGAGGACCAAAAGGACAGCAAAGGGTTCGTAAAATTACAAGATAACAAAATTCCTGAGATACACGAGCATCAATCAAAGCATAATTGGCACGAATACCTCTACCGCTTTCATTTGCGGGAGCTACTCTCCAATAATCTCCATTTTCAAATTCAATAAATGAATTACTACGGGAATATATTTCTCTAACTGGATTGATACCTTTCCAAATATATTCATCTCGGACGCATTTTAATTGTCTTACACCATCGCCTGCTCTATCACAGGACCAAATAACACCTTTTATCATTCTTTTTTCCTCGTTCCTGCCCAACGGCGCTTACCAATCTCATGTCCTTCTGGACACATGGTGGCCGCTTCAATATGTATTTCTTTCTCATACTCATAGGGTTCTAGGTAACCCATCAATGGATTGATGCAAGTTGTCTTTTCTTCTTCAAAAAACTTTGTATTACAATCCTTTTTATAGTACCAGCGACCGCATCCACTACACCAGTTACCCTGCGCCTGAACATCAGTTTGAAGTTGAAGTAGCGCATCAAATGAATTAGCAATTACATTCATTCGCTCTTGAATGTCGTCGGGACCATTTTTGAATACTTCTTCTAAAATTAACATTAGAGAATTATCCTTTCTTTGAATAATTGTAAAAATATCTGCGGGCCGCAGTCGATCGGTGAGTCCTTGTATCCTGTAACCATATTCTTATCAAAGATAAAAGAAATTGTAGTAAAGTTCTTATATCTATCTCTTAGTCTGATTAGATTAGTTTTTAGGCGCTTATATTCAGCATCGCCAATTTCCTTGAACTGACGGTCAAAGGCAATGATTACTTCTTCGGCGCCCACATCCAAAAGCATCTGCATCTGGTGCGAAGATACACTTGAACCGCAACACGCAACAGAAATATCATTTTCCAAACCAAAATAAGATTTATATAATAAACAGGATTTCTCACCTTCAAAGATAATAGCCTTTTTCATAAGACTAATATTATCTTTACTAAAATTGAAATTATATAAGTTCATGCCAAGAGGATGATTATATAATACTTTATTGATTTTTAGAGGTCTATACTTACCATACAACTCGCCCTCTTCTGCGCATACAGTTCGTCCGCGCAAACCAACAAATCTTCCATCCTTATCAAAGTGCGGGATGGTTATTTGATCTCCTCCTGGATAAAAACCAATGCGAGCTTGGTCTAATGCGGCCTGGGAAATACCCTCCCGCAACCACGGGCCAATCTTCACCTTGTAGTTGAAGCGTTCCAATATGTCATTTTCATAATCTTTTAGTAAAATCGTATTAGACTTCACAGAGACTTCTTGAATACGCTCGTAGTTAGCAAGAAACTTCCAATCGTCTAATGCTTCATCGTCTGGGCCATCTTCATGTTCGCCAGAAAATCCAAATCTTTGAGCGACCCACCTTACTGCGTCGTTAAGGTCAAAGTCTTTATCCCATTGGATTTTCGCAACTTTGATGACTAACTCAAACGGGTCGAAATATTCGTCGCAACCAGTGAAACACTTGAACAGACCTGTATTCTCATAATAATACAATTTACGACTACCTTCTCCAGGAGGATTGTGGCAGATAGTAGAAGAGGTGAGCCCGAACGATGTGCGTCCGGGATCACCGCCAAATTCTTGAAGTAAATCGTATATATAGTCAGTTGTAAGTGCTTCTCTGATTTTGACTTTATCAAAGACGAGCATTAGTTGATGTCAACAAGGACCTTGACGCAATAGCCCTTCAGACCGCACTCCTGATTTACATACTTACACAGGACTTCCTGGGGAGTGCCAGGCAACTTACCGCTCTTGGACTTAGCTGCCTTCAGAATCTCTTCTGCCATCAGCTTGCCCATCTTATACTCGATGGTGCCAGCACAAACATCGGGAGCGGGCTGACGAATGTCGCTCTTACTGCCGAAGTCCTTATTACGGGGAGCGTTGTTCTTATTGCGGTTGAAGTTACCCTTGGTCTTGTTATTTCTCTTGTTGTCATTCTTTACAAACTCTGCCATATTATTTATCTCCTTTATATTTCCAATTCCAAAATCGGAATCGTGTAACAAATTTAGTTTAGCTCTCAACCCTCGTTGCTTAGTCGCACTCAAAGGCAGATTCTTCGTCGATTCTAATTCGTACATCATCAATACTTACCATTTCATAATCATAGGTAGTGCAGAACATTGGCTTGATTCTACATACACCCAAGTCTGCCTTACACCACAAAATTACACCCTTGTATCTTCCTCGTCTATTTTTGTAAACCGACATTTTGATTGTAGGTCTTTCAAAAACATTTGTAGACAAGATATTTTCCAGAGCAACAAGGTCATCGTCTTTTACCGCCAATAGAATTGAACCATAGTCAATCTTATCCGCAATAGACTTAGCACCACGAAGTAGATTTTGGTCAGGAGTCTTACTGTCTTGATAATCGCCATTTAGCTGAGTAGCAGACATAATAAATACTCCATATTGATTACAAATATCTTTCAAACGAGTGGATAACATAAATAGAATATTATCTTCTCTCAATTTTACGCCGCCAGATCGACGAGTAATTTCTTCCAAGATTTTTAGACTTGTATGAATATAATCATGGAAAATATATTTGACACCATGGTCGCGAATATTCTTCTTGATTTTATTCTCAATATCCTGAAGAGAGAAGTCAGGAAGTTCTTCTACATAAATTGGACTCTCTTTTAAGAGTTTTGCGGCCTGAAGCACGCGCTCTTTTTCACCCTCGCCATATTCACTGTAAATGATATGTTCCTCATTTACATTAGACAAGAATGCCAACATCATAGTTTGAATTTCCTCAAGGTCCTGCTCTGTTGCGATGAATAGGACTGGTTCCGCAGGACCGCTACCAATCCACCCGAAAGTTTCATCGTAAATCTTATTACAGCCAATATAACAGGCATCCGCAATCATTGAACGAGTCTTACCGATACCAGTAGCCGCGGACCGCAAATAAAATTTCTTCAATCTTGCTCCACGAGTGACTGTATTTACCAATGGACCATATAATGGAACACCAGCTTCTGGATGCTCAGCAAATCGTTCAATTAGTTCAAAAATACCTTCAGCGGCTTGTTGGGCCTCGCCAAAGGCGTCATCAACATACTGAAGTCGGATAGAGTCAATCTTGGCATCAACCTTGTCCGCAATCTGTTCCAGCGTCGCATTATCTAATTGGTCCTCCTGTAATTGTTTTTTCTTTGTATCTAAAATATTGTCGGCATCGTAAATATCAGATACATCAACACCGCAATTATCATACGCACGAAGCAAAGAGAATTTCTTCAATCGTCCATAATAATAATCAAATGCTGATGGCATACAATTTTCTGATATTTTTAGTAGCCATTCTTCGCCCTTGCCTTGCTTATAGACTGCCGCACTCTTGGGGCGAGAACTGAAAAAGTCTGATAGACTTTCTAATGTGATTTTATTTGCGCCAAGCTCATGGATTTTGTAAATTGCACCGAATACAGTTTTATGGAATGTATCAGCGAAATCTTCATCCACGATTGAATACTTATCAGTGATTTCCAAAAGACGAGGATTATTGAACACACAACCAATAACCTGCATTACCGCAGTTGTATCAACATATTTGCTACCCATGCGCGCCTCCTTTATTCATCTAAAAATGTAAATAATTGACGCTTCTTGACTGTGCTCTGCGGTCTTGGGATAACAATCTCTTTGACTTTTGGAGTGTATAGTTCAATTTGGACGTCCTTGTTTTTCTGTTGAGTAAGCCATAAGTTATAGTGATAATTGTAAGCATCCTTATATACATAAGGCACAATACCAATACCACCATTTGCCTTCGACTTATCTCCGCCTTTTATTTCGTAATGATAGTATAATGCTTTTTGGATGCCCGAATAAGTATAATTATATTCCTCCACATATTTTTTGATTTGTGCTTTTACTCTTGGCTCGATAAAAGAAATTTGGAATAATTCTTTGATATAATCTTCCAACTTTTCTCGATCAGTTTTTTCACGATGCTCTTCTAAATCTTTACAAGCGGCGTGAACATATTTACCATTACCAATCATTACACAATCTGCGTCCTTTTTGGATAATAGCTTTTTACAGTAAGCACAAGTCACATTGTCTGAGGGGTCAATAATTTCTACTTTCAGAGCTGGGTTCTTTGCTGCTTCACGAAGCATACAGGCGGCATGAGCATAACGACGAGCACCCACTAAGGCATACTCTTCCTTATCTCTATCAAACTTAGCTTTACAATATGGACAGATGACAATATGCGCCACTATTATGCTCCTTTCTTTTCATTTCTTATATTATATTATACCAAAAAATATAAAAAAAATCAAGTCGGAGCGGATCGCCCCGACTTGACATAAATATTACATCAGGTCAGCCTTAATATCGCTAACGATTAGGCTTACAAACTCAGCCTGCTCGGGAGTGGTATCACTTACCTTCTTGCCCTTACCAAGATACTTCTCAACAACAGCAGTGATCTTGGGGCCATTGGTAGTGCCCTTGCTCATCAGCTGTCCAACCAGATCCTGGAACTCACCCATCAGAGCCTCATAATTATAAGAAACTTCAACGGGAGCAACAATGCGCTCATTGGTTACGAACTGACCAGCAGTTTCGACTGCTTCCTTATCGATAGCTTCATTTAGAGCATCGATCAAGTTCTTATAGCTCATAGTAATCTCAACAGGCATATGCTTGAAGCGGCAGCCGCACTCAATAATACCAGAGCCATCACGCAGAGTTAGAACAGACATTTCACCGGCGGCCTTCTGATGAGCATAACCATAAATGTCAGCCATACCAGCGATAACGGTCTTGGTAGAATTGCTCAACTGAGGACGAATCTTGGTGGTCTTAGTACCATCAGGATTATCAATACTCTCCAGCTTTTCGTGTCCGATGAAGAACACAGCATAACCCAGTTGAGTTAGTCCACGGAAGACTTCGTTGAATTCATCCTTGAACTTAGTCCAGCCCTTGCCGTAACCCATATCACCCAGGTCTTCGATGCCATTCTGATTGCAGATATACTTTTTACAACGATCAGCGGCAATATCGATAGTATCAACGATAACACAGTTATACATTTCCTTGACCTCAGGCATCTTCAACTGACGATAAACCTGCTTCATTTCGGCCCAAGAAGTAATATCCTGTGCCATGATACCAGGCAGTGCGTGGTAACCAGGCTCGAAAGCCAGCAATAGAGGCTTATCCATCTGGGCGGCAAGAGTGGTCTTGCCGCACTTAGGAGCGCCATAAATATAAGTAATGTAACCACTTAGGTCACGAGAAACCTTGTGAGGCTTCAAAGCCAATAAATCAATAGCCATATTTTATGTCCTCCTCAGATTTGATTAGAAATTGAAGCCACCAGCGGCAGGAGCAGCAGCGCCAGCCTTAGGAGCAGCGTTACGGGATGCCTTGTATTCATCCTGACGCTTCTTCATAGCAGCCAAATCAACTTCACGCTTCTGGATAGCCTCGTTCAGTTCAGCAACGGTGATAGAACCTTCATCGTCCCAAACATAAGGCTCCTTAGCAGCGCCAGTAATAACGAAGTCACGACGAGTGTTCTTTACCTCACGAACTTCATCTTCACCGAAGGCGGATTCAGTACGAATCTGCTTTACAACAGTCTCAGAAACCTGGCGGCCCCAGACACAGGTGAAGACAGGATTCTTCTGAGAAGCTTCCAGACCCTCAAAGTATCTCATAGCATTGGGGTTGGTAGCACTGAATTCGATAGGCATCAAATCCTTACGGAAGTTGAAGATAGCACCCTTGACAACGCACTTTTCAGGCAAGCTCTTCTCTTCATCAGCGTCAACGTGAGTAACGCAGGTGATAATCATATCAGCCTTGAAAGTGTTACGGACCTTTTCGTCCTCGTCCAGAGCGTCAACCTTGTGAACGAAACCACCCTCGTTACGCTTTGCAGAAACCAGCTCTTCCTTACCATTACGGTCAGTATAGAACTCATTCAAGCCCAGGGCAGAATCAACACGAAGCTTAACAGCCTTATCGGCGCCATCCTTCATATAAGTACCAAAAGTACCATTGATGATATTAGAAAGAGTGGTGTAAGTGTCGTTAGGCTTACCAGAACCAAAAGTGGCAGTCACATAAGTGAAGTGAACAGGAACAATGTTGGTCATGGCATCATCAGTTGCGATACTGATAGTACCGGTGATGAAGGGAGTGCCAGGATTCTTGGAAGTATCACCAGAAACCTTGGCTTCCAAAGCGTGTTCGTACAATACACCCTCGATGTGAGTCTGATTAATCATAGTCTTTTTCATAATTAAAATAAATCTCCTTATTCAATAGTAATATTCTTTCCATTTTCAGTAATAGAATAGATTACTGGGTCTTGGCCGACTTTCTCGACAAAACCATCAGTGACTAGCTTTCGCATAGCACCAGACACCGCACGAGAACTGATAAATAGTCCTTCGGCAATATCTCTTGCCTTCCACATAGGAGTCTCCTGGTGATTCTGTAAGAACTGAAGAATCAGCTTACCATTATCAGTGAATAGAGGCTTTTCTCCATTTTCGTCCAAGCCACAGAATGCAGTCCAATACAGCTGTGCTTCCTCATTCATAGGAACAGGATCTGCCTTGGTTGCATCAATCAATTCATTTACATACTTAATAAATTCTTGCTTTTTACTCATAGTTATTTATAACTCACTTTCTTTATTTACCTTATGTATATATTATAACAATTTTATTTAGAAAAATCAACTAATTCTATCATATTGCCAGAATTGATAAGATAAATCATTATATGTTCGAATGTCGCTACAACAAGCTGGCGCCCATTCATCCGATTCATCTAGATTCGGGAAATATGTATCAACATTTTCGTGGTCTTTGTAAATCTTAGTTACATATACTCGGTCACAAAGAGGCAGTAGTTCTTTATATATTTGCCCTCCGCCAATAACGAAAGAATCAATGGGATGATATAACATCATATTAACTCCCTCTTTCCAATCGGCAAACCATCTGTCATGTAGAGAAGGATCGTTCTCTGGATTGCGAGTTAGAACAAGATGGAAGCGATTTGGTAAAGGGCCTGGAAGGCTCTCCCAGGTTTTACGACCCATAATAATCATATGGTCATCTGTGAGAGCCTTGAAGTATTTCATATCTTCGGGGATTCGTTCCAAAAGCTGGCCATTATAACCAATTCCCCAATTATTATCCACAGCAACGATTGCGGAAATCATATACCCAACTCCAATGTCAATTGAGGTTTGATAGGATTATATGCGAACATAGTAAAATCATCGATAGTAAATTCGTAGAAATTACTTGTGCGGTCAGTGTTCAAAAACAGACTTGGAGTAGGGGATTTTACTTGCGCTCCCTCTGGATAAAATTCATCATATCTGCGGAGCATTTCATAAGCAGCATTGATGTGTCTGTCATAGATATGCTCATTAGCTACAATATGAGTGAAAACACCAGGAGTCAAACCAGTGTCGGCCGCAGTCATCATCAGCAAAGCCGCATACTGAATTTCGTTGATTCCTCCTGGACCAGAAGCAGTAAGCATATCGCCACTACGCTGAACCAGCATCATATCAAGGAAGCCATCACGCACATTCCAAATGGTCATGAATGCACATGGAGCCAATCCAGGAGTCTCTCTCAGGTCAGTTTCTTGCCACAAAGAACAAATCTTGCGACGACCATATGGATCTTTCTTAATAGAATCCAAAACATTAGTTTTGAATAAATCATAACGGTCAATGGTTGCACCATAACGCTGTCCGATAGTACCATCACCAATATCCCACTCATCCCACCAATTTACACCCATTTCATGCATTTTAGCAATATTATTGGTTGGTTTTTGATAAATAGTAAAGATTTCTCTAATACCAGTTTTCCAAGCCATGGGACGAAGAGTACAAATAGGAAATTCACCCTTACTCAAATCATACTGTCTGAAAGTATGGTTTACAAAATAAGTGTGTGCGGGAGTGCCATCCGCATATTTTGGACGAGGATTTACATCTTTTGTTCCCTCAGCCAAAATTCTTTTTATCATATCATACATATACTTATCTGCTTTTGTCATAACTTAATCCTCATTTGTTAGAGAGTAGCCTACGATGGAGGCATCAATATACTGCTTGACAAATTCTTCCAGTTCATCAATCAGAACATCTTCTTCGGTCCATTCGCCATTAAATAATTCACTATAACTGATAAAATCAATTCCAGTGATTCCATAAGCATATGCTTTTTGGCGCATGGCAGAAGGATTGGAGCAAGCGATTGCGGCATTTTTCTCCTTAGCCAGGAGCATCAATCTACCGGTCTTGCCAGAACTGCGACCATCAATAATTCTGTACATAAAAACTCTCCTTACTTTATACTATATCCAAATTCTTTTGCTTTGAAATAATCCTGCCAGTAGTCTTCTCGTTCATCCAAGAGCGCACGAGTGCATTCTTCAATGACTTCAAAGGTGAAATTTTCTGGACCTGCCGCAATCATTGCAGGATAAAGTTTATTGCGGGTTGGGGCATCTGCGCCGACGCCACGCTTGATATGTTGTTTCCAACGGTCTGCTAAGTTAGCAGCTTGACCAACATAACATTTTCCAGTTTCAATTTCAGTTATTTTATAAATGCCGGTATGGATTCCTCCGCCAATTACTCTGCCAATCAAATCAGTGGTTGGTTTTTCGTAATAACATTTCCAAATAACTTTATTCAAAGGCTCTTTATCTCTCAATAAATGTTCAATTGACCGCAAGGCTTTGATTTCCTCAACGTCAATATCATTTAGTTGAATACGATAAAAATCCTTTGCTGTTTTCATTTCTTCTGCTCTTTTGGCGGCCAGGACGGCGGCATCATTAATCGCACGCATAGCACTAACGTTATCAGCCATTTGGCGATATTGTTCCATAAAGTGTGCGACAGTTTCTTCATATTGTCTTTGAAATGCTTCAACATTTTCTTGATGCTCCTACGCTGCGCGAACTGCATCTTTCGCGAAGCAATCTTTCATAGCATCCATCTTAGACTTATATAGAGCATTTGCGGCCTCAGTAGCTTGTTCCTCAGCAACTTTTATTGTTGAACGCAAATTTTCAAGACGGTCATTTTCACGACCTCTTTCAAGAACAAGTTTTGTGTGCTCTTGGTCCAAAATGGAATTTGATTCAATGAGTTGTTTATTTTCTAACTCAAGTTTTCTATTCTATTCAATAATTGAACTATTGATTTGAACAGTCTATCGTAATTTTGGTTTTAGAGTTAGATAAACAACTAATCCACTTATAATTGCCGCAAGTAGAAAAATAATTATATAACTCATATCAAAAAAGAAGGCGTAAGATATATTTCAATCTTACGCCTGGTATATGTCAAAATTACTCAGCAGCTTCAACAACGGCATCGGGATCGAAAGCCATACCTGCGTCAGTCAGCTTCAGGAACTTGACAGGCTTGTGGGAGCCATCTTCCAGCTCAACTTCTGCGGGAATACGAACACCGTAGCCCTTTCTCTGAATAGCACTGGTGAAGATACCATCAACCTGACGCTTTTCCAGACCCAAAGCAGCAGCAACGTCAGCAGCAGTTACGTCAGCGCCATTAATCTCCTTCATGTAATTTAGAACCTTCTTAGAATTATCGCTCATAGCCATAGTAAATAATCTCCTTTAATAAATAATATTTTTTAGTTAATTTTGTAACCTGATTGGTTATGTAAATATTATATCAAAAAATTTTTGAAATGTCAAGAAATTTTTTAATTTTTTTCAAGCAATTCCATTACAAGTTCGTCAATAGCGACCATATCTTCCAGACTGTGTACGCTACTTGAGATTCTCATAATTTCTTCTTCTGCCTGCTTGACAGCCTTAGGATCTTCATTCTTCATAATGATCCTCTCGCACTTAGCGATCTTGACCGCCAAGTTTTTCATTTCTTTTTTCTTCATTTGAAAATTTTCATCCTTAATCTTTACGATTTTATTATACAAAAAATTTTTCGTTTTGTCAATTACACGATTCCAAATGTCTCAATGAAGTCGGTTTCTGACAAGATCGCAACCCCCAAAGACTTCGCAGCTTGATTCTTTGAAGAGGTCGAGTTCACATCATTATTGATAAGATAATTAGTATTCTTGCTAACAGAACCTGTTACCTTACCACCAAGAGCCTCAATTTTAGCTTTCAAAGCATCCCGATTCTTGAAATGAGTGAGCTTTCCAGTAATTACAAAGGTTTTTCCTGTTAAATCAACAGCACCTTCCGCAGTCTCCTCAACCTTTGCTTCTGGAGAATTAAATTGAATAAAATGGTCAGCAATATATTTTGCTTCGGAGTAATCAAAATCGATTAGATTACGATGCATCTCGCCTCCAAAACCGGAAAGCTGATAGAATGGATACTTACTATCCACAGCCACTACAAAATCTTCCCAAGTCTTGAAATGCTTGACCAATTCCTTAGAAGCCGTTGAACCAATCAACGGAATACCAAGAGCCGCAATGAACTGATGAAGTTCACAGTGAGAACCAGTACTAATGGCATTAAATACCTTCTCGACGGATTTGACACCAAATCCAGGTTTTTTAATCCATTCTTCTTTATGAGTAGCCAAATCAAAAATGTCGGAGCATTTACTTACCCAACCCCAATCAATCAATTTCTCTAGAGTGGCTTTAGAAATACCCTTCATATCAAGGCCCTTCTTACCACAGAAATGATCTAATCGGTTAATCAACTTACCAGGACATCCGGAATCAATACAAATCAACACAACGGAATCATTCACGCCCCAATGCTGAGTCATTCCGCCGCAAACAGGACACTCATGAGGAATAAGAATCTTATTCTCTTCATATAAGCCTTCCTTACTAGCAGAAGCAATCTGCGGAATAATCATATTAGCCTTGAATACTTCAATCTCTTGATACTTATGCGGACCAAGAGGGGCAAAAATTCCTGCCATAACACTGATATTGTGTAAACTTGCTCTTTCTACGGTAGAACCATCAATATCGACTGGTTCAAAGATTGCGACGGGAGTCAAAACGCCTGTTCTACCCATCGTCCATTCGATATCCAAAAGCCTGGTAGTGTAGGTATCATCATAGAACTTAAATGCCAACGCATTTTTGAAGTGATGTGTCGTTTCGCCAAGAGAACGTCCGTATGCACAGTCCGCAAATTTGAATACTACGCCATCAATGGGATAAGAATGAATTTTTGCAGTATTTCTAATCGCATCAATTACGTGTTCAATGTTCACTTGATTAACTGCTTGACCTGTTAGTGGAACAAATGGGACAATTGTAAATCCAAAAGGACGAAGTAATTCAAGCTTTTGGTCTAACCGATATTCCACTCCATCTTCAAAGTAGATGGAAGAAATAACATCCCATACCACAAATGTGAGCCTGCGGGCCGCACATTCCTTGGCATCTAATAGACGAATACTACCTGCAGCGAAATTTCTTGGGTTCCGATACTGATTACTGAACTCTTGGAAATCATCATATGTGCAAATAATTTCACCATCAATTACCAGTTCATCAGTATATGGGATTTTACGCGGAATAGAAGAAAGAACTCTTGCGTTATGTAAAATATCTTCACCAACTAATCCGTTGCCCCGAGTCTCCGCAGCAACTAATTCTCCATTACGGTAAGTAAGAGAACAAGTAAGACCATCCATCTTACACATTGCCAGGAATAATTTATTTCCGACAAAATCTAATACTTCCTTTGAAGATTTAGTTTTTTCTAAGGATAACATCTTATGATTATGTTCTGCTTTTGATAAAGCATTTACTACTTCATAAGTAATAACTTGAGTAGGAGAATTAGGAAGGACTAATCCAGTTTCTTCTTCTAATTGTTTCAACTCAAAATATTTATTATCCCATTCTTCGTCTGTAATTATTGGATTTCCTTCATCATATTTTTTAGTAGCATCATTTAAGATAGCTACTAAATAATGAATTTTATCATAGATACTATCCATTATTATTCTCCTTAATTACAAATATATTATATAAAAAATTTTTTCTTTTGTCAAGTAAGTTTAGCCTATAAGCGTGGGTTCAAAATGCTCATAATCATGATGTGGAATGGCTAAAATTTCACCAATTTTCAAAAAATTGAGTCTTGGTACAATATGCAATCCATCCATTTGCAATTCACTTGGAGCAACAATACTATTCATTTTTACTCCTTTACTTTGACAGAGTAAATCAAAAGTATCTTCACTCATATAATAATCATAATTATGTGCATATTCATAATGGCGATTTAGAAAACCTTTTAGACTTTCTAAATTTACCACCTGAGATTGAACTCTGTCTTCATGATAAGAACTTACAAGCGCATCTTTATCATCTAGCTCGTCCCAACCAATAGAGTTGGGACGGCTATAATATTCACTCAAAATCATCATACTTTACTTACAGAAAGAACCTTATTTCCTTTGATTACTTGATTACCGATTGAAGGACGGCCCAAAGTGGGAATTTCAGATGCTTCAATACAAATACTGCTCTTATCACCCAAAATCAAGATACTATCCCCATCCTCAATTAAGGTTGCCGCACTTACCATTCCAGTAGAATCAGTAGGCTTGTAGCACATTAGACCCTTACCTCCACGCTTCTGGATTGGTAATTCAGACAGGTCAAACTTCTTAGCCAGACCATTCTGAACAAAAATTGCTAACTTATCAGTCTTATTGCGGATTGGAACTGCGCTGACTACCTTATCTTCGGCGCCCAAGGTAATACCCTTTACACCAGAAGTGGTTCTAGAAGTAGCTCCAATTTCCTTAGAATCAAAATGGATACCATAACCCTTTTCAGTTACGATAATCAAAGGTTCATCCTTGATTAGAGAAACAGCAGCCAGCTCATCGCCCTCTTTGATAGTGATTGCGGCAATGCCAGTCTTCTTCTTGGTCTTGACATATTCATCTAAAGCGGTCTTTTTGACCAAACCATTCTTGGTCACGAACAGGACATATTGAGCATCAGTATCACGATAGATAGAATACATCACCGCAGGCTGTTCATCCATCTCCATATTGATTAGAGATTTGATAGAAGTGCCCTTACTTACATTAGTTCCTACTGGAACATCATTTACAAGTAGACGATACATCTTACCCTTGTTACTGAAAATCATCAGAGAATCAATAGTATTGGTGCGGATAACAGCATGAGTAATGTCATCTTGAGTCTTTACACCTTTACCATTTCTCTTCTGGGTGCGGAAACTGGTTGCGGGGATGCGCTTGACAAGACCACCTTCGGTCATAATAACAACGCACTTTTCAGGTTCAACGAACTCAATTTCCTTTTCTTCCTTAGTGGAAGCGACCTGGGTTATAGTACTTCTACGAGCATCACCATAAAGCTTTTTAAGTTCGGTGAATTCTTCCACAAGTGATGGAGTTGGATTCTTAAGAATATTCTCCAATCGCTGGGACTCAAGAATTTTTTCATTTCTCTCAGTTTCAATTTCAACCTTCTCCAATTTAGCCAACTTAGAAAGCTTCATATCTAAGATTGCCTTTGCCTGGGCTTCAGAGAAGTTATACTGGCTCATAAGCGCAGTTTTAGCAGCGGCCGCACTTTCAGACTTTTTGATAAGTGCGATAATATTATCAATATTTTCTAGTGCCTTTAACAGACCCTCTAAAATATGGATTCGTGCGGCAATCTTATCTAATTCAAACTTTGTTTTTCTTAGTAGAACATCCTTTTGGTGATCAATATAAATCTCCAAAAGTTGCTTGATATTCAATAGTTGAGGCTTTTTATCCACAAGGGCAACTTGATTGAAACTGTAAGTATCTTCCAATCGTGTGAGCTTGAATAATTTTGCGATAATCGGTTCAGTAGAAACTCCTTTAGCAACTTCAATAACAAAGCGCACACCATCTTTATTGGATTCATCTCGAATTGCGGTAATACCTTCTAACTTACCTTCTTCGCAGAGCTTATCAATCTCTTTTACAAGGTCTTCTTTAGAAACTTTGTAGGGAATGGAAGTAAAAACGATACTATCACTTTTCTTATCAGATTCAACAACATATTCGCCCCGAATCCTTGCTCTGCCCTTACCCATTAGGTAAGCTGCGGGCAGTTCGTCCTTATTGATAATTGTTCCGCCGGTGGGAAAGTCAGGTCCAGAAATGTAATTCAAAATTTCCTTGATATCACATTCAGGGTTCTGCGCGACATGGATAGCCGCATCCATAACTTCATTCATATTGTGAGGGGCGAAACTACAAGCCATCGCAACAGCAATGCCAGAAGTACCATTAACAATCAAGTTAGGAACTCGACCGGGTAGATAAATAGGCTCTTGCTCTTCATCAGTATAAGCGTTCTGCCAATCTACTGTATCTTTCTTGATGTCTGCTAACATTTCTTCGCCAGCCTTAGATAGCTTACACTCAGTATAACGATAAGCAGCGGGTTCATCACCATCTCTACTACCATTATTGCCATGGAATTGAATCAGCGGATATCGCATATTCCAAGGCTGACTCAACCAGACCAGCGCACCATAAATAGAACTGTCACCATGAGGATGGAAACGGCCCATGGTGTCACCGACGGGCTGGGCGCACTTTACAAATTTCTTATTATTCATATAGCCTTTGTCGAACATATCCCAAAGGATACGACGAGCAACAGGCTTCAAACCATCTTCTGCGGAAGGGATGGCTCTGTCTGTGATGACACTCAAACTGTAATCAAGGAAACTTTGTTCAACTTCCCTGATGATCGGTGTCTGAATTATGTCTCCCATAAGGAACCTCCTTTACATCTACAAATTGATCGAAAAACTCATTCATCGTTTGAGGTAAAGTTCGATCTATAACATCTTCAATTATTTTAAGTAATGTCTCAGTTGGGTAACGCGCATCAAGCCAAGGTTTTTCTGTGGAAATGGCAGGAATTGGCATATATTTTCTTTCCAAATCTATTGACCAATCTTGACTTTTAGGCTTGACAAGTGTGCGTCTTTCTTTCCAATCAACTATATGTGGCATATGCTTCTTCCTCACTAATATATCCAGTAGCCAATTGGTCGGCTAGTTCATTCCACTCATGTCCATTATGACCTTTAATTTTTCTCAAATCAATGCGGTAACCTTCTTTGTACCAGTCATAATATGCTTGAATCAAATCCAGATTTTCTGGTTTTTGCTTATCACTTTTAATCCAGCCTCGTCTTGCCCAGTTGAACATCCACTCATTGAATGTATTCACGCAATATGCAGAGTCGCTATATACGATCGGTGGCTGGCCCCAATCATCGCACTTCTCTCCGTAATTGAGCATTACATATAAAATTGCTTTTAGTTCTTCTCGATTATTTGTGGTATCATTGGATCTCTTGGCTCGAACAAATTGAACAGAACCATTATCATCGACACCAACGATACCATAACCACCTTTTGCATTGGCCTTACCATTGCCAATACAGGAACCATCAGTGTAAAAAGTCATTTGGATGTCCTTTCAAAATATCGTCAATTATTTTATCAATATCTACTTCTTCAGCAATATCAACAATGGAACTAACTTCTTTAGTTCCTTTTAGAACAGTCATTCCCTTCAACACTTGCTCATTACAAAGCATTACAGTATTATTAGGAAATGCTTCTTGTAATTCTTTTAGAATGTTTTGGCAATCACTCAATTTCATATTCGCAGAAATATGACATAACAGCACATCACCAGGGTCAAGAGATACTTTTTGAATTTTATATCCCTCCCAAGTTCCAGTTATTCCATCCTGCTTCACAGAAGCAGGCGGAATATAATTTGGATTTACTGCTGTTGTAGAGCGATTATTCAAATAACTATAAGGAGTGCCGGTACTATACGCGTTAGTTAAGCCAGCATAAATTTCTCTTTCTTTTTGGTATCCATTATACATCGATATTCGCCCTTTCTGCATTGTCCTCGATAAATTTCTTACGAGGAGTGACTGATTCGCCCATCAAGCTCATGAAGACATTAGCAACGGAGGCCGCATCTTCCATAGTAATCTGCTTCAAGGTACGAGTGTTTGGATTCATAACAGTTTCTGCCATTTCTTCGGGGTCCATTTCGCCCAGACCTTTCATACGACCAAGTTCAAATTTCTTTGTATTAGTCTTACGGAAGGCTTCAAGAGCTGGGTCATCTTTCAGATACTGAATCTTAGTTCCCATAGTAACCTTATAAAGTGGAGGAACTGCCGCATAAATATAACCCTTATCCAAAAGATCAGGACAGAACTTCCAAATGAAAGTTAAGAACAAAACACGAATGTGAGAACCGTCAACATCAGCATCAGCAGTAATGATAAACTTACCATATCTCAACTTAGATTCGTCAACAATGATTTTACCATCCTTGACCTCTAAGCCAAAAGCGTCAACCATACCGTTAATTTCCTTATTTTGAAGCGCTTTATGTAAATCGCATTTCAAAACATTTAAAGGTTTACCTCTTAGCTGGAATACTGCCTGAGTGCCACGATCTCGCGCTTCTTTAGTAGAACCCGCTGCGGACTTACCCTCAACGATAAATACTTCACACTTTGCACGATCCTTAGAACTGGCATCTGCCAGAACGTCAGGCATCACAACTCTGCGCTTGGCGTCAACCTTACGGACGGTTTCCTTGGCCTTCTTTGCCTTTTCGCGGGCCGCACGTGCCAAGAGTGCTTTATCAACTATTGCTTTTGCATCTTTTGGATTTGCGTCCAGCCAAATTTTAATTTCCTTAGAAACTAAGCGTTGGACTGCGGTTCTTGCTTCACTACTGGAAAGAACATCCTTAGTCTGACCAGAGAAAACGGGGTCAGGCATGATGAAAGACAAGACCAGAACTAAACCTTCTTTCAATTCTTCGCCAGTGATATTAGCATCTTTTTCCTTCAATAGCTTATTTTCACGAGCATAATCATTGACAGTAGAAGTTAGTGCAGTTCTGAAACCTGTTAAGTGAGTTCCTGCGCTATTGGGAATGGAGTTAGTATATAATTTATATACATCGGTGTAAGTATCATTATATTGCATGGCAATTTTTACACCGATTCTATCTTCCATACTTTCAGTATAAAATACGGAAGTAAGTTTAGTTCTTTCTCTATTGAGATCATCAATGTAATCTCTAATGCCATTTTTGGAGGTAATATATTCAGTTTCATTACCCTCAAAATTCAAAACAAAATTCATACCAGGAGAGAGATATGCTAACTCCTGGATTTGCTTCTTTAAAGCAGTATAATCAAGATGAATACCCTCCTTGAAAATGGTTTCATCAGGAAGGAAAGTTACTGTAGTGCCAGTTTTTACTCCACGGGCAGTATTTTCATTATAACTTATCAATTCACCTTTCTTAAATTTAGCAATAGCCAATTTTCCTTCTCTCAAAGAACGAACTTCAAAAGTTTCAGAAAGGGCATTAGTTGCCTTAGCACCAACACCATTCATACCGCCAGAAGTATTATAACCAGTTTTACCTTCACTATCGAATTTTGCACCAGTATGAAGTTTAGTATAAACATTTACAAGAACTTCACTACCATCTTCTGCTTTACCAAAGGGGACGCCACGACCATTATCTTCAATCTCAATGGTGCCATCTTTGCTTACGGTAATAGCACATTCAGTACAATATCCGTTTAAATATTCATCAACAGCATTAGAAATGATTTCGAGTGTAATATGTCTAACACCTGCAGGACCGACTGAGCCTACATACATACCTGGACGCAGGCGAATCGCTTCGATACCTTCAAGCGTTTTTATGTCTTTTACGCCATAATCTAACATATCGTTCTCCTTTCAAATTTCCTTAGATTTTTTTCTTATGTGTATATTATACCATTATTTTTTTGAAAAATCAAGTATTTTGTTAGCAAGGATTTGATAGGTCAAAAAATAATATTATAATGATAATAAATTTGATTTACAATGAAAGAAGATAAGGGAGGGGATTATATTGTCTTTATTAGAGAAAATATAGCTTATAGTAGGATGTTATTATTTATCAGACTTACGTTTTCAACCTTATAATTTAATTGCAAAATGGATTTTCAGGATTGTAAGTCTTGAAAATTACACGCAAAAAGAAATTGATGATGCATATAATTATATTTTTGAGTAAAAAAAAATAAAGCCGAGTAGATAAAATATCTACTCGGCTTTATTGTCATTTAACCGCAGGCATCGTCTACGAATTCTTCTTCTGGGACAGGTGGGGCATTATCCTGAGTTAGTAATTGTTGCATTACGCTTTCATATTTTATGCCACCCTTAGTATTTTCTTTTTCGGCTTTTTTATAATATGCTTGTTGACTGATAGCATATGCGCCCCAAGGACAAGCTGCCATAGCAGTGACCCAAGGTAATTCACCGAAATATTGATTTATGATACAAACGAAGGCTAAAATAATGAAAGCAATAGTAACTAACCAAATAAGCGCTGATTCTTGAACCAGTAGCTTTTTGGAAAATTCCATTTTTTCTTTCTTCTTATCAGCCATTACTTTTTAGCTTCAATCTTCTTGGTGAAATCTAGGCAAATCCAGCCAGAACCATTTTTCATCTTGCCCCAGCCATCTTTTTCATCAATGATGGTGTATAACTGGTTCTGCTTTACTTGAGTATTAACTTTGTAATTAGTACCTGCGCCCGCACGTACATTTACTACATCACCGGTAATCATTATGACGTAAGCTTCAAAACCAGGAGCAGTAGCTAATTCAGAATCATATTCTTTCAAATACTTCTTATCAACAATACCGCTAATAGGACCGGTCTTTACAGTAGAAATAGTGATATTATCTCCATTGATCTTACGAACAAATAATTTTTTACCAAACATCCAAGAGGCTACAGATTTACCATTGGTAAATACAGCATCATTAGTTAGCATGACTTCCATGCCAGGCTCTAATTTTAATTCCTCTTCTGGAACAATAATAGTATTTTCACTCATTTTATTTACAGCCTCCTTAATAGCTTTTTTAGTTAAAGGTCCGACGATACCATCATCGTCTAGGTTATTCTTTCTTTGGAAGTCAATAACTGCGGCATATGTCTTAGAACCAAAATCTCCATCTGGTCCTTTAGAACCAACATTATAACCCAATTTAACTAACCATTCTTGTAACTCTCTTACGTCTTCACCAGTATCACCAATGCTTAAAACATCATTGTTAATAGATGGAGTTGGAGTTGGTGTAGGAGTTACAGAGCTTCCACCGCCAAAAGTAGTACGAGGAGCTTCATTCTGTCCATACCAGAAAGATTTCTTATCTCTAGTATCGACGTGAGTAAAATGTCCATCAGCACTGGTTTCATATAAACCAATACCTTTAATTCCAATACTTTCAGCATATTTTGCTACTTCTCTTGGAGCAACTCCCTAAACAACAATATCAGCAGCATCACCTTTAGAGTGACGAGAGCCAGTAGCGCCACCAATACGCTTATTGTGAACTGGACATCTGTATCCACTAGTTACAGTGATAGATTTACCAAAATGGTCTCTAATTTTTTGAACATATTCAACTAATTTAGGGTTGATAATGGTCTCAGAGCAGCAGCCAGAACCATGACAATCGAACTCTAAAGAGTTGAAGTTTTCAGATAACTTAGTCTTTTGACCCTTTTTATAAGTATTAGTAGCCATAGTAGTATTTTCAACTCCTTTTACATATTTATCATAATACACTTGGCCCATTGCGGCACGCTTGGATTTTTGAGCGGCTGCATTAGCAGGTCTTTCAAAATTCATAAGAACTACATCGGATGCTTGCTGAACTGTAGTAGCATTTACTAAAATATTATAAACTGAATTCTTATAAGAGGTTTTCAATTCCTTTATTAAAAATTCTAACTACATTTCCAAATCTCCAATGGATTTCTTCTTGGACTTTGCATAGTTTAATAGATTTTCCTTACGAGACCAATAAGTCCATTGAGCCAAGCCATATCCTGCAGAGTCACGCACAAAGTTGGTATATGTTCCATTATCAACTTTTGCGGTATACTCGGCATCGCTTAGTCCCAAAGAACGACTATATGTATCTTGTAAGTTATTGGGGCGAAGGGCAGATTCGGCGTCTAAATTTCCCATCAGACCGGCTACACCGAAATCGCTAAAGCCTTCTTTCTTTAGAAAATCCCAAATGATTTTACTATTAGACATTCCTCTTCCTCCTTTAGATATGAAATATCCCCAATGGGAAGACCCATCGGGGATAATAATTACATTTTTTCAGCAATACGAGCGATTTTAGAACGATGAATATTTTTCAAAGTAATTTCACCGTATATATCTTCGCCACGATAAACTTGAGAAGCTCGCTTCATACCATTACTACTACCAGCAAAGTGAATATCATCAACCTGTGCTTTACAGTCACCATCAATAATACAAATGCTATCTTCACCGATACGTTGTAATGTTAGTTTCATCAGCTCAATATCTAAGTTTTGAGCCTCAGAAATATAAATGCCAGCTTTCATTCCAGTAGTATCATAACCACGAATATCAGATAGTGGAAGCAAAATTAATTTTTCGTCGTTAATCATTTGTTCAACAGCAATACGACCACCAAATTTACTAATTAAAAGATTACCAATTTGAGAATCTAATAACTTTTCATCCCTGGTACCAGGATAATAACCCAATTTAGCAGAATTCTTAGTTGCTACAGTATTACAGAACACAATAATTTTATCAATGCGATTGCGTTCCAGCTTATGTAACAAGAAGCCTAGACTAATGAAAGTTTTACCGGTTCCCGCAGGTCCCTTAATCATAGTAATTTTGTTATTACTCAAGCTGTCGAAAGCCAAGGATTGATAAGCATCACTTTTCATTGGCTTGACATTGCCGAAATAATTAGAGTTGAATGAGTCATACGATAAATGACGATAACCTTCACCTGTCCAGCATAGTCTATCCACTAACTCACCTGTCTCTTGGTCATACACTAACAAATATTCATTTATATATAAGTCAAATAAATTCTTATTCATATTAGAATAAAAATTACTCATAGCTTCAGAATCTAAATATACCTCTTTATATCCGTCATAATCATATGCTTCTTCTTGATATGATTCAACGGGAATGGGTAATACAGTTCTTGCTAAATGCTTACAGCATAAATCATTTGTTACGAAAATTACTTCATCGTCTTGGTGGTTACGAGCGAACCAGTCAGCGCAAGCAATAATTTTACCATCTTCATTAGACAATAAACTTAGTGCAAAATCACTGCTCCAAATAACGATTTCATAATCTCCATAGTGTTGATCCAATTCATGGACTACTTTGCGGGCCGCAAACTTTACATCTGGGTCTTTATTTGCGGAAGTCTTGATATGTTCTAATTCTTCTAATGTAATGGAAGAAATGACCAAAGTACAATCTTCGTCCCATAAATGGTTTGCTTTTAGAAGTAAAGAACAAGTGTCATAAAATTTATACATCATCTTCAATAACCTCTTCTTCCTCTTGGTCGTCGTCAGGAACTTGGAAGCCAATCTATCTCGTAGGAGGGTCTTGGTCAGCAGAGGCAGCGTCCTGACGCATCTTAATGTTCGCTTTGTTTACAATTTCACTTTGTTTGGATTTTTTTGCTTCAACCCAGGTTAAAAACCAGGCACTTACTCCATCAATAATAGGAATGACGTATGAAACAAATATAATTCCAAGGATAAAATACAATAATTCCATATGTATATCTCCCCCTTGATTTATATAAGAATACAATCAATCATATTATTAGTTTTTGGCCCTAAGTCTTTTATATAGCTTGTCTTTACCGTCGATATAATTTCTAATGAATGCTTTTTCATCAGCAATCATATTATTAACTTCAGTTAATTCTCTTTCAAGAGCACGAATTTGACTTCTAATACGTCTAGATTCATGGCTCTTTGGATTATGGTTTTTACTGGTTTGAATATTAGAATATAAATGTTTTAACGCATTTAGTTCAAGTTTTACTTCATGATCACGAATAAAACGTAATACTTTAATATTAGCACGAGCTTCTGCGATTGTCAAACCAACTCGCTCATTAGCGAACTCCATGTCTTCTGGATGACAAGCAGCTCCACCTTCAAAACTCATACCATTATATGAAACTAAGCATCTTGCCCAGCCATTTTTTTCATCATAATTATATTCAACTAATTTTACCATTAGGATTTCCTCCTTTTGAATTTAATTTATATTTATTATACCTAAAAAATATGGAAAAGTCAAATTGAGGCATTTTGAAGAAAAAATTCCTATGGGCGATCGGAATTCCAGCAACGACCGATACCGAAGACAACGACAAATAGCCCCAGGAATTTCTTCCTGG